AATGGGGTGTAGTTCAATTGGCAGAACGCCTGGTTGTTACCCAGGAAGTTGGTGGTTCAAGTCCATCCGCCCCAGCCTTACCTTAGTGCGTCTATCTTCAGCTTCAGCAGTTCATTCTCACGCTTCACGTAGTCAACCTCGACCTGCAGACCTGCAAGCTTTGACGTGAGATCCATGACCTGCTGAAGGTGAGACTCTCTTTCCTCTTCAAGACGCTCTACTCGTTTGATTAGGTCGTCTCTGTACAAAGCTTGTTCAGCTTTCTCCTCGACCTGCTTCTCTCTCTTTTGCTTCAAAATAAACTCATAGAACTTGAACGCACCAGCACTGAACACACCTGTCACGGCAGCGACGATTGCAGCTGTAGTGGTCGGCTTATCCACGGAGATCCTTGTGCATTACTTCCACACGCATTTTAACGTATATCCAAACCCACAAGGCGAAGTAGACGCCTGTGACCACAAGGCTGCGCCCAACTTCGCCAGCGGCAAAGTCTGGGTCATCCAGAACCTTCACGACAAATCGAGTAGTGGAAAAGATGTACAGCAGCAGGTAGGTGCCCACGAAGCGGGAACAGGACTTGACGTTGGGCAGGCTAAACAGCATCCCCAGAGCCACTACAAAGTAAAGAGCGTACTGGAAGTAGGCCCACTCCATCCCGTTGTCCAAGGCCTCGCCATAGCTCATCCAAAGAACGCGATTGTTGGCAAGGTCAGCGATGTTCCAGAACAACAAGAGGGGTCCATAGTCATGGTAGACCAAGATGTCTCTGTACGATTTGAAGAAGCTCTTCATTACTAAAACCACACCGAAACAAGGAGAACGACATGTTTATCACTACTATTGTAAAGAAGACCTCAATGCGAGGCACCGTGCTCACCTACGTCCTTTCAGAGCCAGGAGAAGAGACCGTCAACAGTATCGTTGATGACCTGTACCATGGCACTGGCACACGCAAGAAGGTTTTCAATGCCGTCTACGAACAGAAAGCTGCACGCTGTAGAAGGCGCAGCTGACTGTCTGGTTTGATCAGTTGTTGGTGCTTCCGATTTTTACGGACACGGTCTTGGTGTTTTCAGAAACCGTAACGCTGTTGACACCCTGCACTCCTGCCTCTTTAGATGCATAGAACTGGATACCATTCGCTATTACTAGGCTCGCGGGAATGTAGTAGTAGCAAGTGGTTGATGCTGGGCAGTAGAACTGCAAGTAGTGCTGAGTCGTAGTGGCACTGTTGCTCGATGCAGCGAACAGCTTCACGTACGTCGCCTCGTCTGTATTAGAGTTGGTGATTTCAACGAAGTACAACTTCTGAGCTGCAGCAGCGGCTGTCTCAACGGTCAGATCGGCATCACTATCTTGAACAATAGTTTCGACGAGTGGACTAGATACTGTGGTGGTTTCGACGGCCATTTAAACCTCAGGATGCAAGGATTGTCACGGTTGTTTGGTTTGGAGCAGTCGTATCCGTTGTAACTGGATTCCTGGTCGTCCAGAAACTCAACTGAGAAAACGGGATGCCATTAGGAAACTCATAATGAACTGCAGTATTAGGACCAGCAACCAACATCAGATCAGGCTCTGTTGTCCCAACAGTGACTGTTCCGTCGGTCAACTTCATCTTCAAATACGAGGTATTCGTGCCAGCACCGTTTGATACGTCTACTGCATACAAGATTCCAGATGAACCAGTCACGTCTGTTTCTGCGTTCTCATCAGAGTCTGCATCATTGATCAATTTGTATGTCGCCAGCGTACTGGCGAATCCCGTCACTTTCAATGTCATGAGTGCTCCAAGTAGGGGTACGCATATTGTACCAAAGTCTATATCATTGATGCACGTAGCGCATCCACTAAATCTAGCGACCCTTCTTTTTGACACGAGAAGGCCAGTTCACTATTGTGACTACACCAAAAAGGAGAGAACAAATGTCAGCCCAAGACAACACTATTGATGACAAGTTCGTGATCAACACGAACCCAGCACTACAAGCGCTATACAACGAAATCGGAGGCTCATATCGTGAGGTTGCAGGAGTCTTCGGGGTGTCTCATAGCCACTTGTGGCACGCTCTGAAAGGTGATCGTGATCCTGTCTCGGTCAACACGTTGGTCAAATATGCAAAGCGCACTCGAGAAAGCGCAGGCATTTCGATGACGTTGGTTATCAAGCCAGACGGCAAGCTCCTGTACAAGATTGAACGGGAATGACCTGACACACACTGTGTCATACTCAAACCCCTTCCCCCAGCATCTGTACAGATGGAGAGCTCCCCGTGTGGTTGCAGCAAGCAGAAAAGATACCAGTTTCAGAAGTAGCCCAAAGACTTGGAATGCAGAGCATGAAAAGCAACTCTGTAGGTCCATGTTTCAACTGTGGTGCGTTGCACCGTGGATCAACCGACAAGCGTGGAACCATTGGACTACGCACGGACAACAAAGGATGGAAGTGCCACCGCTGTGATGCTGGTGGTTCAGGCATCGACCTTGTCTCATTCCACGTCGGTGGGTCTAAGTTCGCTCAACTAAATCAAATGAACAAGGACAAAGTTCGGGTTTGGTTTCAAGGAGAGATCAGTGACGGCGCTACTCTCACTTCAGAACCACCTAAACTGCGAGGCTCCAGGCCGCCCATCGCAGAGGTACACAGCCTCTGGAAGTCCTCGTTGAAGTTGAACCAAGTCAGTGAATCAGATGAATCCATATCGTTCCTAAAAACAAGGCACTTGAACCTAAATGCACTCTCAAAGTCGGGTGTAGTTAGGATCACACCAGAAAGATCGGACTACAGCTGGCCGTCTTGGTGGCCATCAGGTCGGAGTCAGATCTGGAGAGTTATCGTTCCAGCATTCGATCACACTGGTCAGTTCGTCAGCCTACACGGCAGAGCAGTGAAACCGCCGTCCGCTGGACCAAAGACACTGTGGCCTAAGGGGTTCGAGGCCAAAGGCCTGTTCATGCCCAATAGACACGCCGTCAAAATGATCCGAGGACAAGCGATTGATCTGGACGGCCTGTTGTTTGTAGAGGGACTCACTGATTTCCTCAAGTGTTCAGCAGAAGTCGAAGACTTGGACATTAACCTAGCCGTTCTCGGCGGTGCATCAGGTTCGTTTTCTGCAGTATCGCAGTTGAAGATTCCAAAAAATCTAAAGATATATGTCGGTACCGACCCTGACGAACAAGGTCGAGAGTACGCAAACAGGATTCAATTGCAGCTTCCTGGTAGAACAACTTACAGGATCCCCCTTGAAAACTTGATGGGAGGTTCAGATGATTGATTTAGACGCGGTACTCGACGGCAAAAAAGGATCGCCGCGTCTGACCGATTTGTTGAAGATGGCTGAGGAGCATCACGATAAAGTAGGGCCTGAAGGCGCAGACTCTGGTGTGGTTCGATTCCTGAAAATGCAGACGATGCGTGATGGCAGCGAAAAGGTGGCGAAGACAATCTCGAACTTGATTGTCATGCTGAAGCGAGACAAGCGATGGAAGAAGAAGATTTGGCTGAATGAGTTCAGCAAAGCAATCTTTTTCAAGGACCGTATGCTCGAGGACACCGACTACACACAGATCAGAGAAAGCATCGAGAACAACTACGGCGTAGAGTTTTCGATCGCTGCAGTAGCTGAGGCGTGCGCTTACATTGCCAAGCTGAACGGCAAGAATCCACTGGTCGACTGGCTTAACGACACCATATGGGATGGTACTCCTCGCATGGATGAGTGGGTCATCAGAGCGTGTGGCGTTGAGGACACGAAGCTGGCCAGAGAGATGGGCAGGAAGTGGCTCATTCAATGCGTGGCTAGAGCGATGGAACCAGGCTGCAAGGCTGACTGTGTGTTGATTTTGGTCGGACCACAAGGCGCTAGGAAGAGTACGACGTTCCGAATCTTGGCATCATCTGAGTACTTCGGTGACACCACCATGGATATCGGAACAACAAATGCCTACATGCAGATCCACAGAGCATGGATCTACGAAGTCGCAGAGCTTGATGGCATCAGGAAGGCGAGAAACTCCAGCGTCAAAGCATTCCTGTCTGCTCAAGAGGATATTTTCAGACCACCGTATGGTCACAATGCTGTAGCTTGGAAGCGACACACATCATTCTGTGGCACGACGAACAAGGCTGAGTTCATCACAGACGCCACCGGATCACGAAGGTTCTGGCCACTGCACGTCGGCAAGATGGACTTCAAGTGGACCGAGCACAACCGTGAGCAACTCTGGGCAGAAGCCGTCGTCGCATACAAGAATGGCGAAAGATGGTGGTTGGAAGACGAAACACAAGAGGCTCTCAACACACAATCATCTGAGTTCCGCCAGTACGACCCATGGCAAGAAATCCTTGAACGATACATCAGTCATAACGGTATCGGGTCCTCTACTACTGATCTGATGGAGCAAGCCTTGAAACTCGAAAAGTATCAGATGACTAAGGTTTCGGAGATGCGTGTAGCCGACATCATGCGTCAGCTTGGCTACGAACGAGTTCGTCGCAGGGTCTTTGGAGATCGTAAGTACGTTTGGGTTGAAGCAGAAAAAGACAACGTGATTGATATTGAAAAACCTGCAGTAGTTGTAGACAATGAAGTTGACCGAGGAATCTGAGATGCAAAAAGCAGAGCACAACGACGTACATGAAATTATTGATCGCTATCTCAGTGAAGAAGACAAAGACTTGATCTGCTCTACAAAAAGTTCAAGCAAGATGAGGTCCCTGCCTGGCCATGAGTTGTTCCAACTGTATTCCGAAGCCAACAGAGTAAAAGAGTTCTGTGCCAACGGACATCACCTCAACGTCAAGGGGTTTGGTGTCGACTACCTGTTGAATCGAGAGTTCTCGAATGAGTGGCTGGATGAGGACTGCGATGATGGTATTGAAGCGAAGGCATCTGAACTATTGATGGACATGATCGATGACGGATACATTGTGGATGATGATCAAGTCGATAAAATCTACGCTTGGATTTGCATGACTCCATATCAACTGATGTCTATGACTGAGTGCATCCGAAACCAGCTGTGCCGAACAGTCGATCTGCTCTGGGATATGTGTGTGATGAAGAGCAAAGCGTTCTCAACACAATCGAATGATACCGCAGCGAACATGATGAAGGACATCGTTATGCGTTGGTCACAGACAGTCGTGATACCTCATCGCGGTGTCGGTAAACGAAACTTGTTGGATTAGCGATGAATATCCCCAGTGCCATCAAGGAACAATGGACTAAGCCCAATGACTGGGCAGTAGAAGTCTTGGACGATGCAATCGAAGTTTCAGACTCTGATGGTGATTTCGTAGTGAGCTCACTGACGCACAGAAGAGTCAATGAAACCATCGAGGAACATCTAAAAAAAATGCAGACAGAGGCAGCCTTTAAACTGCTCCTGTCTGCACAGACTGAAAGCGAAACTTAGGACTTAGACTTAGTCGCCTTCTTGGCGGGTGCCTTCTTCGCCGGTGCTTTCTTTTTTGCCGGAGTTCGCTTGGCTGCTGCAGGCTTCTTCTTGGCAGCAGTAACTTTTACGCTGTCGTCGGCAGTGCCGAACTTGCCATCTGCACCGGCGCTAACTTCAGCGTTCATGATACCGACAGGCACGTTGATCGAACTAGGCTGATCGGACTGTGATTCCAGTTCATCAATGTACCCATACAAGGTTCCGATCACCTCTTGGAGATCGTATCCATGCTTACAGGGCCGCGTGCCGACAACGACACGCATAGCTTCTACTTTTTGCTTCAAACTCATTTGTGACTCCATTTACAAACGTAGGCTTGGAGAAAGTCCAGGCCATTCTCTTACCGAGACTATACCACCCGTCGCTCTCTCGATTCCTATCGCTAGCGGCAAGGATGGCGTTTTTCTTCCGTATTCGAGATCCCTCAAATACCCAATACTGATCTTCATATCGAAACGGATCAGTTCTTCATTCAACCACCGGACAAACGAAACTCGAGTGCTCTTACCCGGCAAGCTTTTTCGGTACTCAGTAATAATCATGAGACACACCTTTGAAATCTAAGATAGCGAATAGACCAATATTTGTCCATCCATAGGTGTGGCTCCTTGACACACTTGTTGTTATTCAGTACATTCACCGAAAGAGAGGAACCTATGAACCAAGAAGAACGAGAGGCGTGGCTTGCGGAACGCAGGAAAGGTCTCGGCGGAACCGACATTGCATGCATCATGATGGCTGGAGCAGAGATTTCGGAAAAGATTGGTTCATTCGAAAACAGCCAGTTCAAGTTGTGGTCAGAAAAGACAGGTCTTTACGACACTGATGATTACGATGACGCGATTCTGATGCGTGGTCGAGTAATGGAAAAGTATGTCTGTGAATTTTACGAGCTCCACCTGGGGGAAGGGTGCAAGCTTTGGGAAGAGGGATTGACATGGCATCCATCTCGGCCACGCATCTTTGGTACACCAGATCGACTGGTCGAACAAAATGGCATCCGATTCGGAATGGATGCTAAGACCAGACGATTCAGACACGGTTGGGGAGAATCTGGAACAACAGATATCCCACTAGATGTAGAGATTCAAATGCGTGTCTACATGGAGATTTTTGACGCTCCATACTGGGACATCGCCACGCTGTTCAGTCTCGACGACTTCAGGGTCTATAGAATCGAAAGGGACAAAGAACTCGGTGAAGAAATACTGGATGTCGCAGAGGCTTGGTGGAAGAAGCATGTAGACGGTGAAATCCCGCCAGATGTTGATGCCACTAACGCATGCATGAAAGCATTGAGCCACATGAATCCAAGGGTGAAGCGAGAAGAACTGAGAGTGGCTACCGCAGCTGAAAAAGATCTTCACGAAAAGATCCTCAAAGTAAAATCAGAGTTCAAAGAGATCGAGAGCAAGAAGAAAGAACTCGAAAATCTACTCAGAGCAAAAATCGGAGATTCGGTCGGAATACAAGGTGTCGCTACCTGGAAGGCAGGCAGGCCACGAAAAGTGTTCGACAAGGACGGATTCAGGGAAAAACACCCTGACCTTTATCAGCAGTTTGTTATCGAGAGACCCAGCACACGAACCCTTCGCATCACAGAGGCAAAATGACCACAGCACTTTCAACCAGAGACAAGGTTACTCAACTCAATGAGTACTTGGAAAGCAAGAAGAATAGCCTGATCAAGATCGCCCCACAGGGGACTGATGTAGATCGCATCATCCGTGTTGCGATGTTCGAGGCCGTCAAAAACGAACGTCTGGTTCAATGTAGTCCAACTTCGGTATACATGGCCCTTGCAAAGGCGTGTGAACTCGATTTGGTCGCAGGGGGTGTTCTACATCGAGCCTCACTTGTTCCCATGTGGGACAAAAAGACCAAGGGATACAACGCTGAACTTTGGATTGAGTACACAGGACTTATGGATCTTGTGAAGCGCTCTGGTGAAGTGGCTCATTTCAAGGCCGAAGTTGTCTACGAAAACGATGAGTTCGAACACTCATTCGACTTGGAGAGCGGAGAAATCCTACGTCACAAGAAGTGTCACGATAATCCTGGAGACCTTGTCTTGGCCTACGCCGTGTGCTTTTTCAAGGACGGTCAGCGACAAGTTGAAGTGATGCGTAAAGATCAGATCAACAAGATCCGAAGGAACTCTCGCAGTCCAGACTCCGGCCCTTGGTCTCAACACACCGAGGAGATGTGGCGCAAGACCGTCATCCGCAGAATCTGTAAGTACCTGCCATTGACACCAAAGACCACGGCAGTTTTGGAGCACGATATTCAATCTGACTTTGGTGCATCCAACATACAGTCGATTGATGTGAATGTTGTCGAACAAGACCACACAGTAGACACAGACAATGTTATTGATGTAAAAGAAGCTGAATCCAAGCCAAAGCCAAAAAGGAAGTCGAAGGTAAAGGATTTGGTTGAGAAGGCGAAGGAGAACAACCTTCCAGAGCCTGAAGAAGATTTCACCTCATAGGAGCACAAAATGTCCTTGATCGATCAAGCAGCGAAAAACCTCTCACCATACAAGCTGATGATGCAGGAAACTGCCAGCAAGAATGAGGAACGCAAGTTCATCGTACAACCGAACATTCTCATGGACATCCTCAATGATGAAATGTCCAGCAGGGTGATCGATAAGAAGCAGAGGAAGGAGTTTGCTGGATACCGCACTCGTCTCAAAACTTCGGAGTGGCGGCTCGCAGGCATCTTGAACCATGTTGATGAGTCAATCTACAGAACTCAGATCGAAAAGACCATCGAAAGTATGCTGAAGCACATTCGCCTGGTACAACCCAATGGCGAGTGGTTGTTGATGGAGTACGAGACTGACATTCGACCAAACAAGAATGGAGATCAAGTCATCATGCTCGCAGCAAAGTTTGTCGATGCAAAAAATGAAACCGACATGCGATACCAGAACGGTGTTCCACTTGTTGATGTAAAGGTTGATGTCTCTGGATCTAATAAAGAGCTCATCGAAGCGATCCAAGCTCAGGGCTCAACATCGAATGATCAAGAGTTGAAAGATCTTCTGAAGCAGTTGATTACAGTTACTGCTCAACAACAAATCAACTCAGCTGCGTCACCAAATAAGGCCGATGCTACGTTCGATGAGATTCCCGAAGACATGAACGAGTGATAGGGCAAACGGTTGATTGAATGCCACTCTACGTGTTCAAATGCGAGGACTGCGGGGTCAAACTTGAAGTCCTCCAAGCATTCGGCGACCCTAAACCGACATGCGATAAGTGCGACAAAGACATGAAGAAGCAAATCGCTTTGACTAGCTTCGTCCTCAAGGGCGGTGGCTGGGCAAAGGATGGATACGGTTCAAGCGATGGCTGATCATTCTTTAGATGACATCGTTCATTCCATTCAGTCTGCTGTTATAGCGGCGACCGACATCGCAGAACGTCATGAACTGGATTCGATTACGAACCAGGAGTTCTGGGAACTGAAGGTAGACGAGAATGGGGATCCGATCACCGATGACGACGGAAGACACGTATATGCACCTCGTATGGTCGTCTTGGAACTCCCAACATGGGAAGATGGAGTACTGGTACACAAGAAAGTTCCGGTCCCCCTACAGTCACTCACTACTGGCCAAAGCCTTCGTGTGGATACGCTCGAGGTTGAGATGTCGGTGGAGATCTCTGGCCTCACTGCGGACAAGAAAAAAGGCCAGTTGATGGTCAGACCCTGTGCTTCGAATCCATCGTGGTTCAAAAAAGAAAGCAATGCTGCTAAACTCAAGCTGGTTTTCAAAGGCAGCGAACCTCCTGAAGGTTATGCAAGAATCGACGATCAGCTAATCAAACTGCTTCCGTAGGAGAACATCATGG